GAATTACCGTACATCTTGTAAGCAACCTTCATATATGTATCGTTAGCCATCCAGTAATATTTAACCAATGTAAGGTTATCGATTTGTTCTTTCGATGGATACTTCAACTTTGGGGTGCGGTATTGTTTTATTTGTTTAACATTTCTGTCCTCGAACAATTCTTCGTATTGATCGCTTTTGTTTACACCAGTTTTTCTATCTCTATATCTACTCATTGGTTTCTCTATTTAAAATTAACAATAACTGGATCTCTAATAATATTGGGACTTTCTGCTCCTTCACTAACATTCGGAACAAGAGACTTGGCGAATGGGAAGTTTGCATTCTTAACATTCCCATCAAGCACAATGTTGTCTTGATGAAGAACGTTGAAGTCGCAACTAAGTTGGATCAATTTTGGATACATCTGCTGGCTTCCGTCGGTAGTAGTAAACATACCAGATTCCAACTGTGGAGTCCAGTTAACTGATGTTATATAGCCCAGAAGACCTTCATTCTGCCCGTTATCGCTAAAGTTTGCGATAAGGTTTGCATATTTGAGTTTAATCAGAGGGGTTTTCTTTATTGTGTTGGCTTGTGTTTGTTGTTCTGCTGACCCTCCGGATGTGACCTCTTGGGTTCCGGAATATGAAGGATATAGCATCTGAACCAGAGTGGCACACTTGTGAAGGTTATTCTTTGCATCTTCGAGGTCGTATGCTGGGATATCCCAAGCAACATTAATGGTTCTTGTTGTATTGTCGAATGTTGCAATCGGGTCAATGCGGCCATAGACTCGTTCTTGGTTCCAAGCGGATTGAAAGTTTTGAGAGAACGAGGTCAAAAATGCTTTGAAAGCAACAATTTTATCATTCATCATGCTCTGGAAAATAAGCATGGCTCCGGTCTTATTAGCATAGCCGCTTGAGGAATCTTTGGATTGAAAGTGGTGGTTTGGAATCATTGTCTATTAACCCGTAGCATTAGCAGTATTATATTGAATATCTTTGACCAGCGCTGTAAATTGTTCTCCGTCAATCTCCAAGGTCATTGTTGGAGCGAAGGAATTATTGATGTTATTATTGATTGTCGCTGCTCCTGCTGCGACAATTCTTGCATTGTTTGCGGAGTCTGCGGCTTTGCCTGCGGAAATCAAGGCAAGATTAGTCAGAGTTGCTCTTGCATCGACCGAGACATCTTGGAATTGTCCGAGGGCCTGAGCCATTGCTTGAAGTCCGGCGATTGGCTTCTCGAATGTTGACATCGAGAGACTTGTTAAACTTCCACCAATCTCTTGGAAAGATTGAGCGAGAGCAACATTTCCTTCAATTTGTCGCGCTTTTGCTTCTTCCTCTTTTGCTGATTGTTCGTTGTAGAGACTAACAGCATAAACAATACCCATAATTGCAGCAGTAACAGCAGCGAGACCCAGTAAGGCTTGTGGTGCTGAGATCGCTGTGAAGAACCCTCTTGCTCCTTGCCCTGCGGCTTGCATACCAGCACCAGCAGCAGGTGCCGTCGCAGATAAAGCAGACATCCCTGCTGAAAGGCTACTCATGATTCCGGCAGCAGCACTGACCGTCTTGAAAGCAACAAAAGCACCAGTCACAAACATGAGGCCTGCACCAATATTTCTTAGCGTTTCTTGTTCGAAAGTTTCAAGGAAATCGGCAGCAGCATCTAAAATAGCATGCATACCTTCTAAGAAAGGAGTAACCACAGGCACAAAACGAGAAAATAAAGCCATAAACTTTTCTTTTAAAGGTATCATTGCTTCTAATGCTTTATTAAATTCTTCTTGAACTTTTGCTGATTTATCCATCTCTACTTGTTGTTGTCTAAAAGCAGATAGACTCATTCCAAATATTCTCTGAGCCTCGGAGAGATCGCTGATACCGGCAGCCGCTGCGATTGCCTTTTGCTCGAATCGACCAAGGTCTTTAAATGCTACTCCTGTTGCTTGAACGGAACTAATAAGAGATTCGATCCTCTCATTTTCTTTCATATTCAACATTTCCATTGCAGAAATCTGAGTTCCAAGAATTGCGTTTAGTTTACCAGCGGTCTCAGCAGATCCGGCAAAGGTATCAAATTTATTTGCGAGATCAAGAAGTTTACTTGTCTCTATACCAGCCATTCGAGCCGCACCGGCAAGTCCTTGAAACACATCGATGGATTTATCTCCATATACAGCAAGAGTTGGAAGAGCCGCTTGAAAGTCTCTTGTGATCTTTGCGGTTGAGATACCAATTCTTGGGCCCATCATTGCAAGTTGTTTTGTAAGAGCAGCAGACTCTTCTGTTGATTTTCCAAGGTTGGCTGAAAAGAAGTTCAAAAGATTTACAGCAGATTGTCCGTCGACGCCAAACTTACCAAGTTCTGCTGTGGTCTCAGCCAATGCGGTTTGAGTATCTCTAGATGCATTCGTGAAACCGATAAAGCCTTCAAAAAGAGCCTGTGTTGCTTTACCGGATTCTTCTAAGGTGATCCCAAAGCCTCTGGTATTTGCCTGAGCGTCTTGAATAACACCCGTGAACCCACGACCAGCACCGGTTGCAGCAGCGAAATTTGCGGCAACCTTATCAAGAGTAAGCAAATTATTTACCATTGATTCTGTTAGGGAAGTGAATACCGCTGCTGCGAAATTTGCTGCATTGAAAGTACTTCTGAATGCAAGCGCAAATTGCTTCTGTTTTTCGACACTATCGGCAAGTTCTTCGTTTAAAGTAATAGATCTTCTGATAAGACCAGCAAACCCTTTGTTACTCATACCAATTCGAGTTGCGATACCTTCCCATGTGCTTCGATATTCTTTACCTTGCTTATTTGCAATATCTTGTTTTTTATTATTCTCTTCTTGTAATCGATTTAAATCTTCAAGGCTTCCAACAGTTTCACCTGTTAATTCTTCAATCTGTTTAACAAGAGCCATTTCGGCTTCGGTTAATTGATTCATATCGGTTAAAGCACGTTCTTTTAAATTAAGTTGGTTTAATAGTTGTTCTTCAATTTTTAAAGATGCATTGTAAGAATCCTGCATATCTCCAACAGAATCAGCAATCCTTTTTTGAAGTTCAGCCTCTTCTTTGAGTTGTTGGATTCTTTTTTGACCTGCTTCTGTCGCAGCCTCGATAGTTTCAGATGCCTTAAGTCCTAACTCAATTTTTTCTTCTTCAGTTAAACTTTTAAGTGTCTCTTTAAATTTTGCTTTTTCTTCTGGTGAAATAGCCACTTATTAATCCTCGTCTTTAAACGGCCATGTGATTCCGGTCTTGCTTTCAAAGTCCTGAACGGCTTGATCCAAAACAATTCTGTGCTTGTTTGTCATTGGGTGATCTTTTCCAAATTGTGCGTATGCTTCGAGATAATCTTTCTCGGCCATGATTGCGTTCGCATAAGATTTAATATCTTCAACCTCTCCACGGATAACAAATTTAAATTCTTGCTCTTCCTCATTGAGGTTTGCAACCATATTCACATCCTTTCCATAGATGTATTTAAGCAAGGTTTTGTTCCATGCACCGAACATCTTCATCCAAGACTCGGTAAGCAAACGAGGGTCTCGTGTTAGATCAATCTTCATAGCAAGCACTCCATAACATAAATAGTTTCATAAAAAAAATGCCCTCTCGGGCATTATCTTGATTTCTTCATTGCTTTCTCATATGCTTTGGCTTCATCTTCGTAATGTTTCTGCAATCTTTTAACGAACCAATTGCGGAGCCCAACGGGCAAATTGTAAGCCTCGATGAAGGACCAAGAGCCGTGATGAGTCAGGAAGAAAAACTGCTCATACACCGCCTGCATATACTTATCGGTCAGGCCAAAGAAAGTCTGCCCCGAAAGGCACCTCCAACTCCTGTTGGTGGCCGCAGTTATTACACTCAAAGTCTTGAGCGATCTTAACATCAGGAGAGACCATGCGATAAGCCAAGCGAAGATGGCGGGCATCACGGAGAGGCATATTGTCAACATAATGATTAATTGTGTCTCTATCCTCAATGCTTTCAACAGAAACAATCATTCGTTTGTACTGATCCGTCATTGTAGTTTCAGTCATGCCGCCTTTTGCTTTGTTTTTGCTTAATTGGGTAATGTATTTCTCATCTTTTCCAGTTAAAAGACGAACCTCGACCTTGAACCTACTAAAAGGCATCTCGATCAAAAATGTACCATTATCGGTCTTTTTTATACCAAGTTCTTCATCGTACTTTGACTCAAGCATTTTGGGAGTTGAAAGGTCAAAATCTAATTGCGCTTTAGTTCCGCAGTTCGGGCACTGAACTTGGGCTTCGTATGTTTCACCATAGCCTGATGAGCGAGCAGCAATTAAGATTGCATTCTTGTCTCCGATAAAGAGGTCATCAACCTTAATATTTGAATCACATATAATGTTCTGCATAAAGCGATCAACTGCGATCCCTTTCTTCAAAAGAGTAGCAGATGTTAGGATATCCTCTTCTTTTGCGGTCATGTATTTGATTTCGATAACATCTTTTCCGCAAAGAGGGTGACCCTCGGCATATCCCATACCTCTTGAAGGTAATTCAACAAACTCGGTTGGAGCGACAAAATTAAGCGGAGACAATGCTGCTCCTGTTGGTGCTTTAGTTTCTGGTTTATCGTTAGCACCTAAACGATCCATGTTATTTCTAACAGACAAATTTCACCTCTGATTTTTTATGGTTCTGTAATCTCAGCCCAATCATACGAAATCCCTATCTGGATTGTTACAAGATTGTCTGAGTCGTAATCAAGGTCTCCAAAGTTAATTGACTTAACAAATGCACCTTTCAAATTCCAAACTTCAATTGGTTCACCTTCGGCATTCAATTGATAGATTGTAAGGAAATCAAGGTAATTGTTAGCACCTTTGGAGATACCATCGTTACTTTCGAATTGGTCTGGATAAACATAGCCTGACGCTCTTAATTTATCCATGAGTCCTTTTGTTTTCTTTCCGGTATCGACAATGGTAATTGTTATATCATTCCATGTAACGATACTAGGATATTTAAATTTATGATTAACTAATTGATGTTCGGTCGCACTGACCTCGAATGATGGCTTTGTAACAGTTTTCGCCCAATACCAAGTAGGCTCATCGTCTTCACTTATAATGAGAAAACGATATTGCCTAGTCGGTTCATTTGCTTCTGGGTCTGTCCAAAAAGCCATTTAAACTCCATTAACTGTTAGAGTCGGGATTGTAATTTGGCGCACCATTACCTGCTGATTCGCCTTTTTCGAAGTAAGTATCGTTAAAATCTGGGTGATCTGCGGTAAATTCGCAAGTAGCCCAGTCATAACGGATACCAAGTTCAACAGTTCTAAGTGCATCATCTTCGTATGCAAGATCACCAAACTTAACAGATTTAACGAATGGTGCTTGAAGGTCCCATTTTTCGATAACTTGTCCATCAGCATTTAATACTTGAATCTTCATTTGGCCTAAACCAACATTGGTTGCTTTCTTCTTAGAGATGGTACTTCTTTGAGCGGCACTATTGGCGTCTGTTGGAACCATGTAACCAGAATCAACAAGATACTGATTAGTTGTTGCAACAGCATCAGGAGAGATTGGATCAACCAAAGTTAAAGAAACTTCAGTCCATGATACTTTACCGGGGAAATAATATTTATTACCCAAGAATGAATGTTCTACCTCGCCTACATCAAAAGAAGGTGTGGTTACACTTTTCGCCCACCAGATAACACTGTTAGCACCAAGACCTATCTCAACGATAAATCTAAATCCTCTTTTTGGTTCTACTTGTGCGGAATCGGACCAGAATGCCATAATTAATACTCCCTTTTATTGTAATTAGTATTCATTAGAATTGAACACCTGATCTTGTGATAATAAAGTCCACAGCAATGAACTCGATAGCACGGGCAGGCTTGATGTAGACCTTAGCATAGAGAATGTTTCTATCTTGAAGATCTGGTGTGGTTGTTGAAGAATCAAGTTGTACTTTATAATCAACGATACCACCTTGTGATTGGATTGTTCCAAGAACTCTGTTTGCTCTTGTGCTGAATCTGTTCCAAGTTGCTTCGATGTTGTTGTCGAAAAGAATGGTATCAGCGATCTCGCCAATTCTCTTCTTGACGAAAATCATCAAGCGACGAACATTGATGCGATCAAGAGCGCTAGGAACTTGTTGAAGAGTCTTCTGACCGAAGATAACAAAGTCTCCTTGGAGTCTTGCG